AGTTCCTTCGACGGTCACTGTTGTCTCAAGGTCTTTATACATAGGGTCGTCCTTCATGTCTCCCGGCATTGTACTTAAAACGTTACCATTGTTAATGGTTGTTGTGACGGTAAAGTCTTCTGCTAATCCAAAAGAATAAATATTAAATTGATGGACACCAACTTTATACGCAGAATACTGTCCGTAAGTCCCGTTTAGCCAAATATTATCCGAGAATAGACTTGTGGCTTGCGTTATGCATTCCAATTTGAAATAAGCTCTAAAAATACTTCTTGCATCTGGCTCGCCTTTTCTTTTTATTAAAATTGCTGGGGATACTTCAAAGTTTTTCGCATTGTCCATTACACTACTTAATGTAGTCAAGCCTTTTTGTGCTTTTTCAGCTTCGAAGCTATCAAGCAATGTTATAGCGACATATTTTTCTTTGGAAAAAATTTGCGCCGGAATAGTAATTTTTTCTTTGGCTTTTGCGTCATTTTTATTTACAAAAGTCGCAACTTTGGTGATAGTACCAGTAAATGGCTCTGATCTCTCGGCAAATATAGGAAAATCACTGGGAACTGTTGGTCTGTTTCCTGTATATCCTATAAGTGTGTAGTCTCCATAAGCATCTTGTGTAAATCCAGATTGTTTGACATCGTTTCCATTAAACCAAATGTCAGAGTAATAAACGATAGCTCCTGCTGTGTCGTTTATTCCATTCATGCTAGCATAATTTGTTTCGCCATCTTCGTCCCTGAAGATTTTCAATTCAATGTCTCCATTAAAGTTTAAAAATTGTTGGGTAACATAATTCGTTGGGTCATCAGTGTTTGCCCCGAGAATTTTTGAAGTTGCGAAATTAAAGTTAAAGTCATCAAAAACTTCTGGTTGGTCTGGGCTGTATGGATTTAAAAATGAGTTCTTCTCTTCAGCAACAATTGAAGCTTTCGCATTTGTTAAATGCACATCTGGAGTCATTATAATTTGCGGAATGGCTGGGTTTCTGACTTGCAAAATGTCGTAACCTTTATTTGCGTTGAGGCTTTGAGAGAAAACTGAATTTTCTCCAGAGTTTTCTGAGTCAGAAACGAAGTTATAGCCAACACTGCTGTTTCCATCAAGATCGTGAGCTTCTATAACAACGTCGTAGTTTCTAAAAGGTCCGTTTTTTCCATTTTTAACATTAAAAGTTTGAACGTTGTCTGGTAAATCTGCTCTTGGAAACACATAATTTTCATAATCAGGGTAATCTCTACCATTGGTTGCGATTACAGCAATTCCTGATAAATTTTGTTCGTAACTGAAATTCACAGCATTTTCGTTCAATGACAAACCTGTTTGCTCAAAGTATATAACTGGACTTGGCAAATTAGAGTCTGGACCAGATGGTTCTCTTACCGTGAACCTATACAAAAGATCTTTAGCTTGTAAATTCAAGGTTGTTTGAGCTAGTGAGGCATTCCAAGAAAAACTTGGACCAAGAATATCTGTAGATTGACCTGTTTTATCTGCTGGATTGTTTGATGCTGTTTGCGTTTCCAAAGTCAAATCAGAAATTATAATATTTTGAATGATTGGAGCTTGATCTATAGTCTTGAAGCCTGAAACTGAAGTGTTTGATGGTAAGCTGATTGGGTTTCTGGAATAAGCCCTGAAAAGATAAGTTCCATCTTCCAGTGGAGCATAACTGCTTGAAATTTGTTCTCCTGTTGCTGGTAAAATATCAATCAGATACTCTGAATCTGGAGTTGCATCTACTACCACGCCGCCTCTTTGAGAAAAGTCTGCTCCTATCCATCCGCCATCTCCTATCCCAGATTTTTTAGCATAAATAGCCACACTTTTTATTCCGCTCAAACTATTGTCTGGTAATCTTACTGTAAAAGGAATTTGAGAAAATTTACTATTTTCACCTTCAGTATTTTGTATAAATTCAACATCTCCAATTATCAATTCGTTTGGAGGATCTGGTATAGCATATATGTTTGTATTTTCTATTTTTGTGGAATTATCTACTTTAGTATATTTCTCTGGCTTGTAAATAATGCATTGGACATCATATTTTGATGCTGGTTCTGATTCTGCCACAGATATAACTCTGTATAATTCATCTGGATTTTTGTCTATTTCCCCATTAGAATGAATAGTAAATACATTGACACCGCTTACTTCATAATCAGAAATATTTAAAGTGTCGTTAGTGGTTATTTGTGTTCTTACGATGTTGTCTGCGCCTGTTACTCCAGAAGCCAACGAGCCAGCAAAAGAAAATGATTGAATTGCGCTTCTGTCAATTCCAGAAACATCATTAGATGTCAATCCGGTGACTAGTGCTGGGTCATATTGATAAGTTGGAGTAAGAAGTGAGAACTCGTAAGTTTCAGCGCCACTTAGTGGTATTTCAGAATCAAGTGTTATTTGAGTTTCTGACGCAGTGGCAGAAATGTTTTTTATTCTGCCGCCGTGCCTTTTGCTTGTTTTTGTGTTATCGGCTATTCTGACTACATCTCCGGGTTCAAGAAGCGCAGCTTCAATGCCAGCCCCAAAACTCATTGTTTCTGTTTCTAAATTGTCAGTGCTAATAACCCATCTTCCAAGTCTTTGAGCTTGAGATTTCCTAGTGATACCGAAAGCTGTAACTTCTTTTCTTATCACCCCGTTTCTTCTTATTCCATCAATATCTTCTATTACTTCTATGGATGGTGTATAATCATTATTTCTATCGTTGTATCTTACTGCTACAGTATTGAATCTTGATTTTCTGGAGCTTGATTGATACTTAAAATTGCCACCTTCTACATTTGCATTTGTGAATGTATGAATTGGATCAGAAGGTTTGTCTTGAAAAGCGCGAATGCTACCGCCAGCGTAATAAATCAAACCTCTAAAAATAGATGCGAAATCTTGCAGTGCCGTGTACGCATCCAATCTATCATTAAAATAAAGATCGCAACTAAATCTTGGTTCGTATCCACCTTTTCCATCTGAAACCATTTCGTCGCAATACTGCCCAATTTCATATAAAGTCCATTTATCCACCAAACTTTCTTGGATTTGCTCGCCAAGGCCATATCTTTTGTTTGTCAGCAAATCGTAAAAACACCAAGCTGGATTGTCGCTCCATTTTTTCTCTGTGGCAAATGTACCGTCCCAGCTTCCTGTGTATTTTCTTGTAATTGGGTCGTAATTTGAAGGAATTTTTACTTTCAAAAGATCTACTTCATACGTTCTGGTAGGAATAGAACTGAAGTATTCAGCTTCAAATTTACAGCTTACAATTGCACTATTAGGATATCCATATTGATCTTCATAGTATTCTATCAAACTGTCGATTACGCTTTGATCTGTTCTATCGGAATTTATCGAGTCGGAAGTAAGCCTTCTTACCTTTATTTCAAAACCCATAAAAGTTGGGTCATTTAAATCTTCTTGAGTTAGTCCTGTGTCAAATGAAAGAGCTTGTATATATCCTTGAGATATTTTACCTTTTATAGTTTTAGCTACTTTTAAATTATAATCCTGCGTTCCATTATTTCCTTCTGCATTTGAAAAAAGTTTTCTTGAAAAAATTTCTATTTCAACTTCAGCTTCTTTTGTATCCCCAAATCCTTTTCCGACTGGTGCGCCGGGAGGATTTGTTCTTGGCCCAGTTTTATTTATGACTCTTAATGCATTGAATCTTATGTTTACTTGCGCTCTGCTGCAAAACTTGTTTAGAATTCTGTAATATTTCGAAAACGTGTCTTCTCCAACATCAGGATCAACTTGTGTTGAGCCATCTTCAAGAACAATGATGTTTGGCCCTCTTAATCTTTCTCCGATTCTTCTTACAATCGAAAGTCCGTTTCCATCTGGATTGGTGATTTGCGTTTCTTCAGAAGGAGTTGGGCCACCTTTTGATTCTGTAAAATTGATTTGTTGAAAATTAAACTTGCCATCTCCATCTACAAGTGGAACATCGTTTAAGTAAACAGATTGAAGGTTGTAGTATGTTCCTTCGCCAAGCGCCACTCCGGGGTTTTTGATAAATTCAGAAGAATAATATCCTGTTTGACCCTCAAGGCCGATATGGTTATAATAGCCAGTAACAAGACCTTGGATTTCTCCTTCTGACAAAAGGTCGGATACCCTAATTTTTGTGAGAGAAACGGCTCTGTCAAATGTTTGAGACGTTGCATTTGGGTTTTCTTTCTGATTTAAAACGCCTTCATCTACTTCTTGGGGGTCTCTAGGATCTGGGGGTGGAGGTGGGCCACCACCTTGCCCTTGATAAAAGATAATTTCCTCGTTTTCTTTTGATTCGTCTTTTTTCATCAAGAGGTTAATGGGTTAGTGTCTGCATCTGCGTAAGTGATTTCGTATGTAGCGTCAATAGATTGGCTTCCTATTTTAAGGCGACCATATCCAAAGGGTACTCCTCTGCCTTCGCCTTGCACGTTTTCTGGGCCGTTAAACAAATAAGATCTTCTGCCTCCTGCTGTGCCGGTATCTTGAAAAGCTGCAAATTCCGGCGGCTTGGACAAAAGCACTGATATGCCAGCAGCTAAAAGACCGAGTCCAGCGACTATAGCTGTGCCAGCCCCTATTCCAAGTGTAGTTGCAGTTGATAGACCAGCTTGTGTGGCACCTTGAGCCATAAACGCGCCGAAACCAGCCGCACCAACACCAGTTGCTATTAAAACTACTGCAACAACAACAAGTAAAATTGCAAGAAAGTTATTTCCAGAACCTTGAATTACTGGTACAATGTCTATTGTATCAAGATTTTTTCTTTCTATTACAATTTCTGAACTGTTTACTTTATCAACACTATCAATTTTTTTGTGTTTTGACGCCAAATCTTTTCCATTTACAAGAATTCTATATTCATTATGAAAGTTACCGTCTTTCATAAAATATTTACTCAGCTTTTTGCCGCTTATTTTATTTACAGCCTGAAGAGCCTCTTTGACAGAGTCTACAGACAAATTATATTCTTTGCCCATATGCTCGCCAAGTTCTCCATGAAATTTTATTTTTGTAAGTTTTTTCATAGTAGACTTTTGTGTCTTAAAAATTTAATTTCTCCGTTGCTTTTGCTTTCAAACTCTTGCATTGAACAAATTGCAGAAATGCCGTTTCTTGCATAATCTAAAACTTTATCTTCTCCCAAATAAACAGATATGTGGCAAAAGCCTTTGGCAAAATTGTAAGAATTAGACAGTATTATGTCATGTTTTATTGGGTCGCTCACTTCAATAAAATTTCTATTTAAGTAAAAATCTACTAAAACCATCGCATCTTCATTTTGCCAATATTCTTTGCACTTTTTGATAAAAGCTTTATTGAATCTATGAAACCTGAATGGGTGGTTCATAGTCGGAAAGTCTATGTTTAATTCTTTTTTATAATAATCCTGAGCTAAAGAAGAGCAATCGACAACACCGGGAACCAATGTCCTGCCGATGTAAGCGAGTTCTTTTTGCGGAAGAAAGCACTTGAATTCGTCAGTCAAAACATTGTATAATACATACTTTGTTTGAGTTTTTGTGGAAACTTGTTCATCTGCATCTGAAAAAGTAGCATATTCGTCTTTACAATGAGAATGAAAAACAAATTCGACTTGCTCTTTGTATTTTTCTGACTCTGATTGTTGAATTGCGAAGAAATTTATTTTATCAGAAGATTTATTCTCGCAGAAAACAACTTGGCCATTTTTAAGACCAAGACCACAAGCTTCTTCTGGGTACTTTTCTAAACAATACTTTTTGATAGTTTCTTTCTGACTTTCAGTTAAATCGTCTTTTGGATTTTTTGAGACATACAAATCAATTGAGTCTTCTGACTCATCTGGTCGAATAATTTTAAATTTTTGATTTTTTCCGCTGAAAATGATGAGCGGCATTTGATAGTTTTTTTGATTGAATTTATCATTGAGAGATGCTTCGGAAAAACTATCTGGATGAGAATGATAAACAGCCCAAGCTCCAAGATCTTTGGCTTTCAAGTAGTCAACTGGTGAAATTGTAAAATTCGAAATTTTATCTTTAGCTTGATTGTTGCATTTGAGTATCGTGTCTGGTAAAACAAAGCCGCAACATTCTTCTGGATAAATTTCTTCAGAATGTTTTTTGATTTCTTCTTTTTGTTTGTTAGATAAAATCATGTTTTATTAACTGCTGGAAAACCTCCGTATGGCAAAACTCCTTGCCATCTAAGTTTGCATCCTTGGACGCTTTTTGAACATTGATCTGCTATCCAATAATCAGTATTTGGTGGAGCGGCGTCCAAACTCGGAGCATGTTCCACTTTGCATACAAAGTGGTATTCTACCCCATTTTTTGTTATAAATACCATTTCTCCAACTGTATAATTTGACCCTTTGTTTTTGTCCCATAAACTTGGTGCTGGAAGATTTGCATTTAACCTTAAAATTCCATTTTGGTTGGTTGGTGATTCATCAAAAATTCTTTCATTTAAATCGTTAGCAACTGGTATATAATTTGAATTTTTAGGCTTTAAAATCCCACCACTTGTAGTTCCGTGTGTACTAGCTGATAAGTTATTAGTATAACAACATCCTTCTCCTCTGTATTGCCACTGACATCTATCTTGAATAACCAGTCTTTTTGGAACGCTAAAATTTTCCAAGTCAATGGAACTGGTCATTTCAAAAGAAAGAGTTTGATTTGACTCACTAGTTTTTCTGTCGATATAATAAATATCGTAATTTAAAATTGCATTTGGATCTGGATCGTGATCTTTTATAAGTGAAGTTAAAAAAGCATAGTTTTTCCCGTCTGGATCAGAGCCGTCAATAAACTTTGCGAAAGTTCTTATTCGTGTAAATTTTGCTCCGGTTAAATCACCTATTTGAGCCAAAACTGTTTTCAGTTTAGAAAGAGCGTCTACTCCATCTGAT